ACTGAACCCGTCCGCACATACGGATACTATACCGAAATAAAGCAGACGCAGGAAAGCATAGCTTTAACTGCAAACAAAGTGGATGATCAAGGTAGGCGATTAAGTGCGGCTGAGTTAACTCTAAGTTCAGACCACGCAAAATTAAGCGTAGTAGAACAAACGGCAAATTCCGCCAATTCATTAGCAGGCACAGCCAATAACAAAGCCGACATAGTAGACGGTCGTGTCACCGCCACTCAAAACGGCTTAGTCGAAACCGGAATCAACATCACGTCCCGCAAAATCGTGCTAAAGTCTGATAACGTCCTTTTCCAAAACAACGCAGGACAGCAGACAGCGGCACTTAATGCGAACGGAAAACTTACTGCAAACTCAATCGAGGTTGGAGAAGTTGTTGCCGGAGGTTTTGCGGCTCAGAGAATCACTACCGGAAACTTGACTGTAACGGATGGGGCGGTTATCGGTGGTATGACTATCACAGGGGGAGTGCTGACCGGGAAGAACATCAATATACAAGATGGTGCAAAGATCGGTAACTTCACCATTGTATCGGGTATATTTTCCGCCCAAAATACGCCCGCAGGCATACAAATGACTCTATCGAATAATTCCGCTACTTTTGACAGTAGCGGAGTACGTGTAGAACATAATTCGGGTGGTTATGCGTTGACTACTACGGGTAACGGAAGAGTATTCCTAACAGGGTCAAATTTTTGGGTTCAGTGCAAGGATGTTGATTTTATGGGTGTTCAAACTTGGAAAGCTCCCGGAGTATTTTACGCATGTACAATATTGGGTAGTGGTGCTATCGGTGCAACATGGGGAAACCCCGACTTTCATATAACGAGGGTGGTTTTAAACTCAACCGGAAGATATACTGTGTATACAAGTGGGGGGCAAGTTGGGAATTACTTTGTTATGGTGCAAGGTTATGATCCATCACTTTGGTTAAGTACTACCGTAGAGCCTTATTCAGCCGGACAATTTACATACAAAGTATTTGATGTGAATACTGGGTTGAAAAACGCATCTGTTATCATATATTTTTGCGGTATGGTTAGTTAGTTTAATAGTTAACATTTGCGGTAAGTTGGTTTATACCTTCTTACCGCTTACCTTTGTACCAAACATTAATCAATTAATATACAAATCATGGAAAAGAAAAGTTTAGATTTTGATTTAAATTCAGTAGTTTACACGAAAGAGACAAAAGTGATGGACTACCATTTTGAGACAGAAAACGGTAAGTACGTAGGTCAATTAACCACGGTATCGACAGAGCCGGATAAGTACAACATTACTCACTGTACGGCTGATGTGTCAGAGAAACAAATGGTAGAAATGCCTGGAACTTCCGGTAGTCCAATTCTGCAAGAACAATACGTTCCGGTCGGATCGCTTGCCATCCGTGACGGTCGCTTTGAGGCAAACCAGTTTCCTCTATCTACTAAAACATCCGTCTATGTGAACGACTTTCAAAACTTCATCTTTGCGTTAACCGCACCTAAAACAGTAGAATAATGAATGTCACACAAGAACAGTTAAGGTTAATGCTTGTATCGGTGATAAGTCCGATACTTGCGTTTCTTACCCCTACGAGCGGTTTTATAACCGCACTTGTATTCATGTTCGGCTTTAACATTGTTTGCGGTCTGCGTGCCGATGGGGTTAATTTGTCGGTGAATGGCGTGCGTAGGTTTTCTATGCTAAAATTCATCTCAGCCGTGCAGGAGCTTATTTTGTACATCCTTGTGATAGCCGTTATCTTTTCGTCTGTGGCAAAGATGGGAGATCATGATGAAGCTATTTTATCGGCAAAGACAGTTACATACGTCTTTATGTACGTATACCTATCGAACGGTTTTAAGAATCTTTGCATAAGTTACCCGGATAACAAATCTTTCCGACTGATATACTACATTGTCAGGTTCGAGTTTAAGAGGCTGATGGGAGAACGTGCCTCAAAGATAGTCGAGGAACACGAAGAAAAGATTGAGATTGAAACTAAGTAATTAACACGGGAGGTTTAACGCCTCCCTTTAAACTTTATCAAAATGAAATATTTCACATTGAAAGAGCTGACACGCTCAGCAACGGCAGAGGCGAAAGGTATTGATAACACGCCTACGCCGGAAGTTGAAAAGAACTTAAAGTTATTGGTAGATAATGTACTTGATAAATTACGTGAGATTTACGGCAAGCCGATCACGGTTAATTCGGGTTATCGGTGTCCGGAGTTAAACAAAGCCGTCGGAGGATCTAAAACATCCGATCACGTTAAAGGTTTTGCGGCTGATATTACCGGAGGCAGCAAGGAAGAGAACGAACGCCTTTTCAATATCATTAAGCACAATTTCCATTTCAAACAATTAATAAACGAGAGAGATTTTTCATGGGTGCATGTCTCCTACGATCCCTCTAATCTCAAAAACCAAATACTAAAACTATGAAACGACAATTATTTGCGTTTTTAGCGACTTTTGTGCTTTGCCTTGGCATTGTGTCACTATTACTGATAAACGCTGATTTACGGAAGAAAAAGGCTATTGCAGAAAGAAATGTTAGCGTCCTCACAACTCAGAACGTTGCGTACCGGACGAAAAGCGGTCAAAGTGCCATGAAAGTAGAGGAATTGAATCTGACTTTAAAGCAGTACCGGAACACTATACAAGGGAAGGATAACACTATAAAAGAGCTAAAGCAATCTATTAATGACTTGAAAAGTCACACAAGCGTTCAAACATCAACTGAGACGCATTTTAGCACGGCTGCACGGGATAGTATTGTTATTCGTGATAGTTTGGTTATCGACACAATGAAATGCGTAAATATGCGCTCTAAATGGCTTGATATATCCGGCTGCATAGATGGCAACGGCACTTTTGCCGGAACAACCGTTACCCGTGATAGCTTGGAGATACTTAATATAGAACATAGAAAGCGGTTTTTGTGGTTTCGACTAAAGAAGGTGAAGTATAGGGAGTTTATCGTAACGAGCAAAAACCCACATACAGAGATAACAGGTTTTAACGTAACTACGATCATAAAGTGATAATTCCATGTTAAAAAGGTTAATGCACGTTAAAGTATTTGCCACTGAGGAATATATCCGTATATTTGCAGCGTAGAAGTTATTACTAACGTCATTAACAGCGGTTATTGATTTTCATAGAATTATGTTTGTAGAAGATTTGTATCACATTTTATCTTAAACTGTCGGTATGCGAATATAGACAGTTTTTAATTAGAACATTTTCACTAACTATATATATTGGGTTTTGTCATAATTACATTTTTCCCCCTCCGCTTGTGAAAGTAGAGGGGTTTTTTATTACCTTATCCGAACACGCATAAAAAGTTAAATCAGTGTTAAATATTAAACTTATGCTTTGATATTTAAAATATCTCCTTAACTTTGCAACATCAAAAGGAAACGAATTACTAACAATAAAACTTAGAATTATGGAAGAAAAGGAATTTATTTATTGCTTGACAGGAGAGATTAACGTATTAGGCACTGTCAAGGCTAAGACAATAAAAAGTGCTATGAAACTTGTGGCGGCTATTCAGAGAACGAGAATATTGAATGATCCGGAAAGAAAAACAATCTTTTGGAGTGTTTCACGTGCTGATCGTCCGTTTAAGTTAGGTAATATTGTGTATACAATATGCTATCCCGATGGGTCTATTCGTTCACATGTATGCTAACAATAAAAATTTAGAGTTATGGAATTAGTAAAATTCAGAGAGGCAAAGAGGATAATGGAAGAAAAGGCTTTTTTGCAAAAAACGCTTGAAAGGTTTCAGTCCGGCTATCTTAGTAGAACAGATTTATATTTCAGTTCGGGAAGTAGCGTAACATTTTCGGAAGGGGATGGCGAATTTTATGAAGGTTTGTGCAAATACTTGGAAAAGTCTATAAGAGAATCTATTGAAAATCGTATTGGCTATCTTGAATCTAAATTTGATAAACTATGATACGATCATTTAGTAAGTCGGGTTCAACATCTATGCTGACAGATAAGGAAAAAGCGTTTAACCGCTACTGCCTAACTAACAAGGAAGTTTCATATAACTTAATGCGTATAGAAATGGCAGTTGTTCAAATGTCGTATTACGGCAACCGTTCATCAGATGTCACGCTAACAACCGATAGTTCTGAGGTTTTGGATGCAATTTATACAGTCCTAACAAATGAAGGGTTTAAATACTCTTTCAATTTACCTAATAAAGTATTAACCATAAGTATTTTTTAATTTAAAATTTAATCAAAATGAAAGAAGAAGTAAAATTGTTCAGAGCGTTAATCATTGTTTTTGTGTTACTTGTGTTCACCTTCGTGTTAACTTCGTGCGGTGATGATAGTGACAATGTGTATCAAACAGAATATTCTATTGATGTTCCGGCATGGCAGACGGTTTATGTTAATGGTGAGGTTATAACGTCTATATCTCCATATGTTTGGGAACATGTGGACTTATCAGACAAATGTGTTAGAGTATTCTCAGCAGGGCATGTTAGTTATCACAAGGTTACAAAGGTGTCACACGATGATTTAGGCTTTACCGTTTATTCAATAGAAAGTAGCAATAGCGAAAGGTTTGCATACAATAAGAATAAAGGTATATTGCAATATTGGTGCACAAGAAATGGCATTGAAACCGTTGTTGTTTATCGTGAATTAAAGTAAGTTTCATTTTACCCTCACCCGGTGGCGGTTAACCGGGTTATTAAGTATGAAAGTAAATGTTCTATTAGAAGAGAAAAAGATTCCATGTTTCGAAGCTAAATACGGTTTAGATGTATATAACGATAAAGGACAAAGATATACTATCGAGTTCGATAGAATGGGAAATTTAGTAGTTAGTAGCCCAAAAGGTGCGTTATTAGTAAAACCCGAATGTAACAACAAAATATCAATTAGAATTGAATGATATGAAAGAGATAAACGAAACTCAATTACAGCTATCGACTGAGGGAAAAAGACTTCCCGATATGATAAAGCAGGCTTTTGCGCTTGCTGAGTTTATGAATAGCCATAATATAAAGTTTGAAAGTATATCAATATAGACGGTAGCCCAATTGGGCTACCTTTTTGTTTTGTTTGCAATTGTTAATCTATTGTTAAAGCTCAAAGTTTAACTTAAACTTTCAAATAATGTGATTATATTTGCAGTGTCGAAAGAAACAAAGTAGTAACAATTAAAAATTAGAATTATGAAGAAAATTAAATGAGTTAAATGCGGCTGTGTGATTAATACAGATGTCGGATACTATGCTGCTTTTGATGGTGGCTTTTGCGGGAAGTGTTGGAGTAAACAATCAGAGAGATTTAAGAGTGAACAGTTGGTGAAAGCACTCGAAAAGAGATTCAAAGGTAATATTAACAATAATTTATTTTAAAATGGAACAGTATTTAGACTTACTAAAAGAGACTTTAACCTATGGTGAAAAGAGATCAGACCGAACAGGAACTGGAACTATCAGTTTATTCGGTTTACAACGATCTTATGATTTGCGTGACGGTTTCCCGCTTGTCACAACTAAGAAGGTATTCACGAAGGGAATTATATATGAGCTTCTTTGGATGTTAAAAGGAGACACCAATATAAAATACCTAAATGAAAATGGCGTTCATATTTGGGACGAATGGGCAAAGCCTTCCGGTGATCTTGGACGTATATACGGTAAACAATGGCGTGACTGGCGTATAAATAGCAAGTTAAGAGTAGATCAAATTGATTCAGTTATAGATATGATTAAGTTCAACCCGAAGTCAAGAAGGCTAATTGTTAGTGCTTGGAATGTTGGAGAAATACACATGATGGCACTTCCTCCGTGTCACTGCTTTTTTCAGTTCTATGTGTCTGAGTCCGGTTATTTGGACTTGAAACTGTACCAAAGAAGCGCAGACCTATTTTTAGGCGTTCCTTTCAATATTGCGTCTTATTCTATCTTGTTGTCTATGGTAGCTCAGGTTTGCGGTTTAAAGCCTCGCAGATTCATTCATACGATCGGGGACGGACATATATATTTGAATCACGTTGAACAGGTGAAAGAACAATTGAGTAGAAAGCCGTTCGCACGTCCAAAATTGGAGCTAAACCCGAATGTTCGTAATATATTCGATTTTAAGTATGAAGATATTAAGATAGTAAATTATAACTGCCATCCGGCTATAAAGGGAGAGGTTGCGGTATGAATGAAAAAGAAATTTACAGGTTTATAGCCTATAATAAATTGGTAGATTTTGAAAGATACCTTCACATGGAATCTGTATATTATCTGAATAACTTGCTAAAGAAAACCGTTCATTCGTATTTGAGAGGTTGTATATTGAACGCTATAAATAATAAATTAGCGGGATTATAATTTAAAAGGGATGTGCAACGCTTTGCCATCCCTTTTTAGTTTCTATATATCACATACCGAAACTATCGTTGCTCTATGAAACAAATCTAACAATATGTAGTAACAAGTATGAAAGTGATACAAAGGTAGGCTTTTGATTCTATCCAATAGTTAAAACGATTCGTTTTACATTTCATTAACAATAAAATTAAAGAATTTCTTTGTGTATTTAAAGTTTATCCTTAACTTTGCAACATAAAAAAAGAAGTAGTAACATTAAAAACGAATAATATGCAGATTAAAAAAGATCGAATTTACAAATTGCTTGTGCATGTTTGCAAAAATGAAGGTTTCACATTCTCGTATGAAAGACTTGTTTTATCTCTTAATAAGTACATTGATGAAGACGAAGAAGATTCAGTATTCGGATGTACAATATCTGATATTGATATTTCAATAGCTAAACATATATCAGTTGATATTTGCGGAACGCTTGCATTAAGCAATATTATTTGCCAATTAACTTGCATCGGTGCGGGAGATTGCCCGAATTGCGGAGGTTTACTAAGATTGATAGAATCTTATCCCAAATTTAGCAAACAGTATTGCGATCGTGATTGTGAGCCGGAGAGAGAGGAAGAAAATGTATACGAATGTTTAACATGTGGAAAGGAGGTTGTTTTATGAATATTGAAAACACAATGATCCGTATCAATGATGCGATTATAAGCGCACGTATGAACGGCAAAAAGATTACGAAAAAGGATATTGCGGCTTTGCTGTGGAAGGACTCAAAGCAAAGAACGCAGGCGGTAAACATGTCTGCCTTGTGTAATCACAAAACCCAAACTATAAAAATAGAGTGGGTGAAAGAGATATGCGAGGCTACCGGAGTCGATGCGAATTTCTTGTTTAATATTAACCCTAAAAAATAAAAGTTATGATTAAAAATTTGCCTAACATTCAAAACGAAATGAATGTTCAAAAGTCGAGATTTAACAAGTTTGGCGGATACAAATACCGTTCGTGTGAGGATATTTTGCAAGAAGCGAAAAGGGTGTGCGAAAAATACGGATGTTATGTTATGGTGACTGACTCTATCGAATTTATCGAAGGGCGTTTTTACGTGAAGGCAACCGCAAAAATTGTTGAGGTTGAAACCGGGTCTATTGAAACATGTTCTGCTTTTGCACGTGAAGAAGATAGCAAAAAGGGGATGGACTTAGCACAATTAACCGGGGCGACTTCCAGTTATGCACGAAAATACGCCTTATGTGGGCTTTTTGCGATAGACGATAGCATAGATAGTGATTCAACGAACGGAGAGCCGGAAGCGAAAGAAAAACGGCTAAAGACAGCCTCAAAACAAGCTACCAACCAAAGTAATACTGGAAGCAACTCAAATTATTTGGGTGTGCTTCTTGAAGAAATAAAAAAGGCAACAACTTATAAACATTTGGGCGATATTCACAAGAATAACGCTAATTACCATCAAAATAGTGAGTTCATGAACGCTTTAGTTGTCCGTAAGGCGGAACTTGAAAAGGCGGAAGCGGAAGCAAAGAAAGTATAAATAATTCGGGGGATGCGTTCCCCCAATAAAAATAAAAGCAATATGAAAGAACTAACATTACTCCCCAAATTGGTTAATGCTGATGTAACGTATATCAGTGAAACACATGAATATTTTTCAAGCGATTTTAGAAAGCTGAGAGGGATAACGGGTTTTATCAATGATCAATTATTTCCCGGCAAACTTGACAATATACCGGATAATATTTTGAGATCGGCAACTGAGAGAGGGAAAGCGGTTCATGATGAAGTTGAGAGGATCGACAAAGAAGGTATTGAACCGGAAACGGTCTACGGAGAGAACTATTTGAATTTAAAAGCCGGAAGCGGTTTAATTCATATCGCATCTGAGTATATTCTAACTGATAACGAGTTTATCGCATCACCGACAGATAAAGTGTATTTGGGTGGCTCTGATAAATCAGTCGTTTTAGGTGACATTAAAACTACCTACAAACTTGATTTGCTTTATTTGTCTTGGCAGCTATCAATATACGCCTATCTTTTCGAGAGACAAAACCCAAATTTGAAAGTAGAGGGACTTATCGCAATTTGGCTGAGAGGTGACAAGGATAATGACGGCATTTTCTCCGTTGAACGCATACCTGACAGCGAAATAGAATTGTTCCTTAATTGCTGTAAGAATGGCGTTCGATATGCAGATAATGCAAGTAAAGACAGCTACATAGCAAAATTGGAGTCACTGCCCGCAAAAGTTGCGCATATCGAAGAAGGCGTTTATGAACTTCTTGAAATGCAAAAAAAGATAGACGAGCATTTAGGCAAGTTTAAAGAACAGTTGTTAGGTCTGATGTCTGAGGCGAAAGCCGACAATATAAAAGGTGAGCTTATTTCAGTCACAAGAAAGAAAGCGTATAGCCGTGAATCACTTGATTCTAAAGCACTGAAAGAGCAATACCCCGAAATATACGATCAGTTCGTTAAAACATCAAATGTCAAAGAATCAATTCAATTAAAAGCGTTATAATTATGGTTATAAATGAAAATTTAGCAAAAGAGATCGGTTTAGATAATTCAGTAGTATATTCAGTTATGGCTCTTATACTTTGTACTGATACATATAAGGATAAGTTTAAGGGGTGTAGGGTAAAGAAAGAACCTAATACCGTTTTTATTACGATTTCTAAACTTAGAGAATTGATTCCTTTTATGTCTAAGAGCAAGTTATATAATTCTGTAAACAGATTATTAAAACTTGGATATATAAAAGAGGCTAATTATAGACTACCCGGTACTAATACAACTAAATGTTATACGATCGGAAAAATTAAAACAATAAAGATATGAAACAGTTTCATGAAGAAAACCCACCGATTGAGGAAGATTTTAACCCGTGGGATGAAAAAGAAATGTTAGTATAATTTTAATAAAACTAAATAGAAAATTATGAAATACATGGGAAGTAAGTCAAGGATCGCTAAAAGCATACTACCTATAATTCTAAAGGATAGAAAAGAAGGACAATATTACGTAGAACCCTTTTGTGGCGGATGTAATATTATTGATAAGGTAGTAGGAAATCGCATTGCCAATGATAGTAATACATATTTAATACGAATGTGGGAAGCATTAACAAGCGGTTGGAATCCTCCTTTGATAATAGAAAGAAACCAATACAATGATGTTCGTGATTGTTATAATCGCAAAACAGACAATTATCCAATGAATTATATTGGATGGGTTGGATTTGTTGGAAGTTATAACGGTCGTTTCTTTGACGGTGGATATAGCGGGCATCGTGTTAAAATAAAAACAGGATTTAGAGATTATATATCTCTAGCAATTAGAAACATTCTATGTCAAGTAGACCGATTAAAAGGGGTTTGTTTCTTAAATAAAGATTATAAGGACTTGGTGTTACCATCTTGCTGTATTATATATTGTGATCCGCCTTATGAAGGAGTAAAGAAATACGCCTATTCGATAAATAATACAGAGTTTTGGCAATGGTGTAGGGATAAGATAGCAGAAGGGCATAAGGTCTTTGTTTCAGAATACAATGCGCCCGATGATTTTGTCTGCATTTGGCAACAAGGCGTAAAAACGACAATTAATCACTCTATAACTAAAAATGCAGTTGAAAGGCTGTTTGTACATAAATCGCAGTTATAATTTAAAGCTATGGAAAAATGAAGAAAATTAAAGAATCAGAATTAAATATCCTATTAGAAGAAGGTGAACTTTGTGATTATTGTCCGAATGTTAGAGGCGAAATATCTAAAGGGCTTTATGATTTATGTGAAGGATGCTATTGCGAACAGGCAAAGGATAATTATGTACTTGAAAACGATTTATATTATGAAGAATAGACTTATGAAAAGGATTATTGGTTATTCGCATTATGTGGATAAACTTGTATATGCAACGGTAGACGGGGGAAGAAGGAAAATAATGAAATTAAAGCCAAGGAAAAAGAAGTTTTATACTTCCCTCGAATATTACAGGGCTATACAAAAGATGTTTGAAGGATGATAACAATATCTGAAAGTTTTGCGAACGATATCGGTTTAAATACAACCCGATGTTACCAACTTGTTAATGTGTCACAACATTTCGAGTAACCTATAATACACCCACCAACGTTTTTTAGTTGTGTGGGTGTTTTTTGTACAGCACTATTCTGTGCAGTCTGTCTATACCTAATTATCAGATATTTGCAAAACAAAGAATGTTAAATCATAAAAAATAGATGTTCTTCCATTGCAGTATATAATAATAAACGCTATATTTGCAGAGTAAAATTTAAAACAGTATGTATATGAAAGTAGAAAACTTAGTTAAGATTAAGAGTTATGCCGATTTAAAGGGAGTTACAGTACCTTGGATATGGAGGCTTATTAAGAGGGGAAAATTAGAGTATATTCAAATTGATGGTGCATGCTTCATTGAGTTAACGGATGAAGAACTGAAAAAGTATGCGGAGTACAAAGAACGGATAAGTTCATTTTTGAATAGCAAATAGTATTAATCATTAAAATTTTAGAAAATGAAAGAATTAGTTTTTAAAGGAGAATCAAATCAAGTTTTAACTAACAGCTTATTGGTAGCTGAAAAGTTCGGAAAGGAACATAATAAAGTTATTAGAGATATTCAAAACCTTTCATGTTCATACGAATTTAGAGCCGCCAATTTTGGCGTTTCCTCTTATATTAGTCTGCAAAACAAGGAGTTGCCAATGTATGTAATGACTAAAGACGGTTTTAGCTTTCTTGTTATGGGGTATACTGGTGTTAAGGCTGGTATGTTTAAAGAGGAATATATAAAAGCCTTTAATAAAATGGAGGAAACTATTAAGAACGGAGGTTTTAACGTTCCTAAATCATTCCGTGAAGCATTATTGCTTGCTGCCGAACAGCAAGAAGTTATAGAGAATCAGCAAAAGCAGATCGAAGAAAAAAACGCAAAGATCGAAGCTGACAAACCGAAAGTTTTGTTCAGTGAAGCGGTCTCCGCCTCGAACAAATCTATCTTAGTGCGTGAACTTGCAAAACTTATCACCCAAAACGGTTATCAGATCGGGGAAAAGCAGCTATACGAGCGACTGAGAAAAGCCGGATACCTTTGCAGTTCGGGAGAGTCGTACAATCAACCTACGCAAACATACATGAACATGGGCTTATTTCATTTGAAGAAAACAAGCGTTATTTGTGACGGGGAAAGTAAGGTTTATACCGTCACCAAAGTGACACCGAAAGGACAAATATACTTCATTAATAAGTTTTTAGGGAGGGGAATGAAATGACGCATTATTTTGACGATAAAGTAGCAACAAAGTTAGGAGTTGAAGCGGCATGCGTGTTGCATAACTTCGCTTTTTGGATAAACAAGAATATAGCCGATAACCATAATTATTTTGAGGGTAGATATTGGACTTATAACACAAGGGAAGCGTTATCTAAACTATTCCCGTACATGAGCCAATCTAAGATATACAGAGTAATAGGAAAGTTAGAGGAAGAAGGTTATTTGTTGAAGGGGAATTTTAATAAATCGGGTATAGATAGAACAACGTGGTACGCATTAACAGATAAGTGTATAAAGTTCCTTTTTGAGTGCGGTTATACGCTTATAGGCTATTCTGAGCCGATTTTGCAAAATTGCAAAATGCAAGTTGCAGAAATGAACAATGCAAGTTGCAGAAATGAACAAACAATACCAGATAGTATATATACAGATAGTTATACTAAATCTCCTACCGGAGATTATAGTATAGCCACGCACGAAGAATCTGTTTTGTTCCCGGTTGAAAAGAAACCTTTAGCCTCAGAGATATTCGGCTTTACTGCAAAAGCCTTAGATGTGACTAAGAAAGTGATAGAGCGAACAGATAGTTTTTTCGATCAGCTAACATTCCCGTTCGAGTCGGAGGAATTTAAAAAAGCCTTTTATGTGCTAATGACTCAACCAAAGTGGCGGGTAAAGACTAAGACTCTAACAGCTATGCAAGCAAACCTAAACGAGATTGCGCAATTTGAAGAAGGTTTTGCTATGCTATTGATAAATCAGAGCATATCTAAGGGATGGGCTTCACTGGTATACGAGTCAACGCCAAAACAGTATATGCAATGGCTACGGGAAAAGACGGGAGTCTCCGGAAATACACAGCCTGCAAACAATACTAAATCGTATTTTCAGAGTGACGAACAGCGCAGGATGTATCAGTCTTATTTAACGGAGGACTTTATATAGCATTTTAAGGCTTAAATTTCAATTTTAATCACTAAGACAATAAAAGTATCATGTATTTGGAGAAAATCGAAAATCCGGGCGGAAAATTAGCAAAATACGAGGGTTGCGGATCGTTTATAGAGAGGAATCGCAAATTTTACGAAAGTGGCAACTTCGGACAGCTATCAAAAGTAGATCAAAAGATATTCCGTGATTCAACTTTGCTTTTGGTGTCCGAATGTACAGACGAAAGAAAAAGAATAGATAATTTTTCTAAGGTTCTTAACGGAGTATGTTTAGAGACTGGTTTAAAAATGCCGGATGTCCGGGACGCAGGAAGTATATTTTATGCTGTTTGTGATGTGATAGATATGTATTTCGATGATCTATCGTTCAATGAAATTCGTTTGGCATGGCGGTTACTTGCTGTTGGGGAACTCGACCCGTTTTTGCCAAAAGACAGATACGGTAGTCCGGACAAAAATCACTATGGCTCTCTTTCGGTTGATTATATTTCAAAGGTTCTAAAGGCGTATAAGAAACGAAAGGTTGAAACGATGGAACGAGTTTCTCAGATTATGCCGGACGAAAAGCCAAAACCGACACCCGAACAGGAAAAGATGTTTTTGAATTTGCAGGCATACAATTTTGTTCTCGCCCTTTTGAAGTATAAGTATTCGGGGCGTTTCCGAATAGAGCGTGACAGGATAATAAACGAGTCTACGTTTGCATACATGGAACGATTGGGATATGATATGTCGGTAGAGCCTACATTGGCGGATAAGAAAGAGGCTTTGTTTCAATTTCAAGGTAGACCCGTAAATAGCTTTGCGCAAATTTTCGAAAAAGAGTGTATTTCGAGGTTTGGGATAGACCACGAAGCAGTTTATTTTCGTGCGGTACTGATAGCCAAGAAAAGAAAGTTATTCCAGTATTGGGATGAAATGTTAGCTTTTTCAAATGAAGGTGATAGATCAGAAGATAATATTTGGAAGTTATATTACTACATTCAATAAAACCAAAAGTTATGAATAGAAGAAAAGTAAAAAAGAGCGGTTATCGGATAAGGCTTACAAAGCCTTCCGATAAATTCGTTTATGTCTCTGACTCGTTAACATACGAAAGGAGAAAAAAGGAGGGAAAGAGATGTTATACTCTGTATTGCAAATATGCGTCTATTAACTATTTGTGTGTTTCTCGAAAACAGGCAAAATCTTTAATAAAAGGGTTCTTGTTACTATGGGAATAGATATTATTTGCGCAATTGATCCCGGTGTGTCAGCTGGTGGAATAGTGGTATATAAGCCGGGTAATAGTCTTATTACTATCCCAATGCCACGCACGGCAAAGGGTATTTTTAACGTGTTTCAAAAAGTGAAGCGTTCCGGTAGCCCTGCAATATTCATTGAGCGTCTTTCGGTTCGTGGGGGTGACTCCGGAGGCGGGAAAGAATTTAGAATAGCAACTATGTTGGAGAACTACAACTACCTTGTATGTTGTGCGCTCGTTCTTGATATTCCTTTATTTCTGTGTGCGCCTATTTCGTGGCAAAGTGGTTTAAATCTGAGGGAGAAAGGAGAGAAAGAGGAAAAGAAGGATAGAAAAGAAAAGTATCTGAATTATGCGATGAAGCAATTCCCACTCGCAAACGTGAAATTATGGAATAGTGACGCTATATGTATTTTGCGCTTCGCACAAATGAAGATGATTTGTGATGTCGATTGGTTTTCAAGTAACATGCAGAACGAAAACAGCACAGAAATAGCATTTTCTCCCCCTCTGTTGGACGATAGTATTAAATTCGTAGAAAGATATGGATTCAAAAGAAAACGATCTAAAAAACGCTCTAATTGAGTCGGTGAAAGAACTGAGAAGCGCACAGAAGCGATTTGAGCGATTCGGGGAGAGATACAGAGAGAGAAAAGAAAATGCGGAAAAGAAAGTAGATGAAATTCTATTGGTTATCGAAGATAAGCAGTTATCTATTTTCTAACAAAAGTTAAATAACGGGTATTTCGGAAAGATTTACCCGTTTTTATTTGCGTGAATTTAAAGTTTTGCTTTAATTTGCAGCGTAGAAATAAAAACAGTAGTAACAATAAAATCAATTAATTATGCAGGAAATTAACAAGAAATTAAGTGAACAGTCAGTAGAAAAGGTTTTGGATAGACCGGAGTATAGAAAAGAGCTTTCTATTTATTGGGAGGGCTTAAAAGAGCAACGGGAAAAGGTATCTTTCCAAATATTGAGGAATGGCGGAATCCCTAAAAGGATAACAATAGACAGAGTTGGGAAAATGGATGCAGACCAACTTGTGTCAGAATTCAAGCTAATACTTGACAGAAAGAGTGAGTTGCCTGCAAGTCTGAGGTACTTTATTTCGGATGTATGCGGAAAGGTATTTATTAGTTGGTTTACAAAAGTGATCGAAGATGAAGCAAAAGAAAATAACGATACCCGGGAAGGTAACTAAGGACGGTAAGTTATCCATCTACATGGGAGAGCTTAATGAGTTTATGAAGAACAACGCAGGGAAAAATGTTATTGCGGAGTTTACCATTTTAGAACGGTCTGATTCTTCATCTTTGCGGGGATACTACTTTAAATACGTTGTTCCCCAATTTCAGAAAGGGATGTGCGAAAATGGGTACAGGTGGAGCGAAGAAGAAACGGAGGCTTATATGCGTAGTATTTGCCCTATTACGATGGGTGAAGTTGTAGATGTTGAAACTGGTGAGTATAGAAAGGACTCAGTTAAAGTTACCGATTTAAGCAATAGCGAATTTGTCGAATACATAGAATTTTTAAAGCAGTTTGCGGCAGAAGAATTTAATATTTATATTGAAGAACCAAATAGATTTGTAAGATGAAAGAAAATGAAGAAATGACTTTAGAGGAAAAGTTCAATTTGATGTGCGAAGCGTTAAGTATATCACCGGAGAGAATTATAGATAGGGATATTACCCGTTATGTATCACTTCGAAGAAATTGCATTATCCATCAGCTTTACGCCTATAAAAATCACGGTTTACCAGAATTGATAGGTCGCACGAAGATTTTAATTATGAAAGCGCATGAACGTTTTCAAGGCGAATTAGATGTGAAAGATATGACAGCCGTAGAGTTTGTCCGGCTTATAGACGAACGACTGCAAAAGTATATTGATGGCAAAGAAGATTAAGAATCTTGTTCTTGTTCATTGCACGGAGTGTAGGTTCAGTTCAGATCACCATAATTTGATTTGCTATTGCAAAAAGAGAGATAAAAAATTATGCAGTTGCCCGAACATTGGGCGGGTCTGTGAGTTTTACGTTAAAAAAATGGCACCTATATACGCCCCTGCACCTTATAACTAAAAGTAATTACTAACAATTAAAAAACAAAAATCATGGAAAAGAAATTTGAACTAACAGAAAAGTATGTAGTAAACGAGCTTGGAACAAAGTTGTACCAAATCAAATGTACGAAGACGTTCGAGTATGCAAAAAAAGGAGAACTTGGAGGATATATCGAAAGAGAAGTAAACATAAGTCAAGAAGGCGATGCGTGGGTGTCCGGCGATGCGCAGGTGTACGGCGATGCACGGGTGTACGGCGATGCGTGGGTGTCCGGCGATGCGCAGGTGTCCGGCGATGCGCAGGTATTCGGCGATGCACGGGTGTCCGGCGATGCGCAGGTGTACGGCGATGCATGCCTCAAAAGCGATGCAGACCATTGCGGTTTTGACTGTTTCGGTTCTTCCAATAGACACACGCACGCTTATCTGACAAGTGATAACATCGTTGAAATAACTTGTGGTTGTTTTCGTGGTAGCATTGAAGAATTTGAGAAAAAAGTAAAAAATACCCATGCTGGAACAGTCTATGAAAATCAGTATAACGCTATTATAAACGTAATTAAAATCAAGTTTGGTTCGGCGCAACGTCAAAATAGACAAGTGTAAACTTGGAGATAAGTGCCTAAAAAATAAAGTATCATGTTAAAAGACAATTTTGAATTAAAGAGAGTTAAGTTCTTGAATAACGGTTTAGAAGTTGATTACAATGATTGCCGTTTGATTGATGGTGAAGAAACAAAGACGTTTCACAAAGTAAAATGTCCCGAATACCCACATAGAGATTTAGGAATTGCGGCAAATAAGCTTCGTTCATATATCGTTGATTTGATGGGAATAATGAATTTTAAGAACATCACCTATTTGTCTGATTTGGCAAAACAAGACAATGAGTTAAGTAGACAATTCGATGAATATTTTGAAACGCTTGCTACCCGTGTCGCCATTAGCGAGATAGTTTACGATCCCGAAAAGAATACAATCGTTTTCAAATATATTTTCGCAGGCGTAGATTTATCCCGGTTGAAAATGCAAACGAGCAAAATTATGTTGGACGGTGAAGGGTTGAAATTTGAAATAGCACTACAAGAAGATTTTGAAGCACTGAAAGATGAAATTTTCAAGTATCTTTTTGAGAATAAGCGTGCACAATTGGAGCTATTCGGTGAGACAGCAACGGCAGAACAGGACGATAGTTTGACGCCCGATGATGATTTAGAAGGTGACGATACGTTTTTTGATGATGAAGAAGCAGAGCAGCCGGAGTTGATCGAAGAAGATGTACACGCTTGATACGTTTGAGGAAATAGATTATTGTTTAAGCAGGGGGTATAACCCCTTGCTATTCAATAATAATTTCGATATTGAACCTAAAACAAGGTATGAATATTTAAAACGGATGTTCGGAGAGGGTCACGGACAGAGGGAAAATGAACGTTTCTTCCGGTATATGTGGGATATTAAGCCTCACTATTGTGAAGAATGTTTAAAGCCGTTAGCAGGGTACTCAGCCGTTTATATTTCGCATATTATAACGAGGGGATCGAACCCAATGATTGCGCATGATCCTCGTAACATAAACATACTTTGTTTTAACTGTCACAATCGTTGGGAACACGCTAATACCCGCAAGGGGATGCGGATATATCAAAGTAATTTAGAAAAAATAAAAGTCCTTAAAAGGGACAGTTTAAAACTGCAAAAGAAATGAAATTGGTAAAATTTGAACTTGTATCTGGAAATGAAATTATGATTAACCCTAAATCTGTGGAATCAATAGTTAAATATACAGATGATTCGGTGTATATTAACACAGTAGGTACAGATATGCCGTATAGAGTTAAAGGTTCAATTGAAGATGTCAATAAAGCACTAAGCGAAGGTAGCAAGATTGATTCAATAGCAGGACTTATGATTATCGTTTTTATTGGAATTTACATATTATCAACATTAGCAAATTTATTATCGTAATGAACTTAAACAAAATCGAATTGATCGGGCGTGTTTGCGCTGATCCGCAAGTTAAAACCTTCGATAACGGAGGGAAAGTATGTAATCTTTCTATCGCAACGAACGAAAGGGCATATAAAACGAGTAACGGGATCGAAGTTCCGGAAAAAACAGACTTTCATAATGTAACATTCAAAGGTAAATTGGCTGAGATTTGCGGGCAGTATGTTACCAAGGGAATGGAGTTATACGTAGAGGGTAGTTTGCACTATCGTAAATATACCGACTCTAATAACGTTGAAAGAACTATTTCTGAGATCGTTGTAAGTTCTATGCAGATGGGAAGAAAAGCAGGTGAGAGAAACCAGCCACAAGCCGGAGGCAACGGAAACCAACAGCCGCCAACCGGAGGTTATAGCGGTCAACAGCAACCGCCTCAGCAGATGTTTACGCAAAATGATGATTTGCCGTTTTAAGGTGTTTTCTAAATTGGGGATGCAATATACATCCCCTTTTTGTGTTAAGTTTTTGTTAAATATTAAATTTAAACTTGCAATATTAAATATTATCCTTATATTTGCAATGTCAAAAGGGAACAAAGTAACAACAATTAAATAACAAGATTATGGAAATTATTTCATTCAAAAGAGGCGAAAACGAAGGAGCACTTTTTATTCATGGAGAGAAAAAATACAGTGCATGTACGGCAGTGGAAAGTAGCAAGTTTTTCAAGACTCTAAAAGGTGCTATTTCTTGGCTAAATAGTAGAGGTTACAAGGAGGCTTAAAAGTAGTATAATAATTGCGGTAGAAATACCGCTTTAAACTTATAGTTATGGAAAAAAGAAGATTATCCGGTCAGTACAAAATAGCAATGTACAAAAACATAGGGAATGACACATTTAAGGGAGTGGTAAGAACTGTAACGGGTTTCATGTATCAATGTGGCGCATATCAGTATTTTACTTATTGGGAGAATGACAATAAAATATCGGTTACAGAATCAAGTACAGGTTTCCGTGCAATGTCTTTGGATGTTGAAAAGGGAGAAACTCCTAAAAATACGCATGATAGGATAGTTGATAAGTTGAAAGGTTTTGATCCATCTTTAGAAAACTGGAATAGTGCTAAAGAGATGATGAAGAAATATAATATTCCATATCCTCTTAATGAATGGATAGTAGGGCTAAAAGACATAAACCATGAATGAAGAAGTAGAGAAAGCAAGATCGGTGAGTAACGAAGTTATTTCGGAAACTATCAGAAAATCGACTGAGAATATAAAGGCAATGGAGGACGATTTCAGATTAGCAAGAAAGAAGTTGCGGAAAATTGGCGATCGAATAAAATTTGAGAGAAAGAAACTTGATATATACAACGAAGAAATAAAAAGGAGGGTTAAGTATGGAATTTGGTAACTTACTGTTAGATAGACTGGGGTTCAACCGTGAAATGTTGGAAGATAAACTTTCAGAAATATCCGCTAAGGAGAAAGAGATAAGAGTCCTAAAGAAAGAAGTTTCCGGTATAATGGAACACATATCAAAATTGGAAAGTGCGTTAAATCATGGAGAGCATTATTATTGCGGTGCTTGCTGCTATCTTGAAAGTAAATGTAATAAGGGAAAATATAAGTGTCTTGAAACCGGAGAATACAAGAAATATCACTGTAAAGCGTGTGAAAAATATAGTGAATTACCATTTTAAAAATATAAAAATATGAATAATTTGATTAAAGTTAGCGAAACTATAAACGCAAAAGAAACTATGAGTTCTTTGCAGATAGCAGAGCTCACAGGTAAACAACATTCAAATGTTATGAGAGATATTCGCAATATCCTTGAACAATTGGAAGATAGACGACAATTCAATTTTGAATTATCATCAAGAATCCAACCTATGCCAAACGGTGGAAGTAAAGAAGTGTCTTGTTACATTCTCACCAAAAAGGACTGCCTACTTCTTGCAAGCGGATATGATGCAAATCTACGGGCTAAAATCATTAATCGTTGGGAAGAATTGGAGATGAAGAAGCGTTTCGGCAACTTCGTTATTCCGTCTACATTTAGCGAGGCTTTAATGTTAGCAGCAAAACAAGCGGAGGAAATAGAGGAGAAAAATAAATTGCTGTTAGAGCAGACTCCAAAGGTTGAGTTTTATAATGCTGTTACAGGTAGCGAGGACACTATTGATATGCGAACGGTTGCCACTGTGTTAAATATGGGAATAGGTCGGAATAAAATATTTGAAGTATTAAGAGATAAACGTGTTCTTGATCGTAAAAACATGCCTTATCAAAAGTATATAGATCTGGGATATTTTAGAACCGTTGAGACTCAATATACAAAAAGTGATGGGACTAACTGCATTAATATAAAAACTGTGGTGTTTCAAAAGGGAGTAGATTTTATACGCAAAACATTAACTTTAAACAAATAAGATATGATTGATTTTAGTAAAAGTGTTATTAGCTTAACAAAAGAGTGCAAAGAACAACATGAAAGAATGAAAGTAAAAGGTTTTCATGATAGAGATGTATCTTTGCCGGAGATATTCGGTTTAATCATTTCGGAGATGTGCGAGGCAATGGAGGCGGAGAGAAAAGGACGTTATGTAGAAAATAGTAAATATGTTTGGGTATTAGCATATAAAGATGATGAAAGTTATCAATGCAAGTTTAATCAATGTATCAAAGACACTGTTAGTGATGAACTTGCAGACGTTTTTATCCGGTGTATGGACGCAGTAGGAAAGTATAACAAGGATAATAACGATATAGTTCTATTCAAGCATTGTATTGATGGACGAGTGAAAATGCTGAAAGATTTGCCGAAAACATTCGCTTATTACGTTTATATTTTAAGCGAATGGGCTACTCTGAACGGAAAAACTTGCTGTCAAAATTTAATGGTAATGATGGAACTTTGTGCAGCAATAGCGATCATACATAATATTGATTTGGGTAAAGCGATTGAGGCAAAAATAAGATACAACGAATTGAGAGGTCAAAAACATGGAAAAAAATATTAATTCATTATGGAAGAAAAAATTATTGATTTAGCAAGAAGAAGCGTTTATTATGGTGATCCGGAAGGTTACCAAGTTGGTGGATGCCATTACAAGGCATCCGGCATGCAGCTTTCTGAATTTTTAGAAAGGAATAAAGTTGGTTTCTTGGAGGGGAACGCAATGAAATATGTGTTTAGGCACGATAAGAAGAACAAAGAGGAAGATTTGTTAAAGGCTGTTCAGTATATCAAATTGATTCTAAAATACAGATATGGTAAATTCTTAGTAGGTGATATTCTGTTGAGTGAGGAAGAATATAGAAAACTGGATGAGCTTATCGAGAAACAAAATACGATTGAACTTGATACTACTTTTATCAGAAATGCGTTAAAAACCGCGTCAATCGCTTCGCCTAAAATATCGGTAGACAAAGCAACTTTGTATGTTGCAAAGCTAAGAGAGGTTAAAGCCGAATATATCGAAAATTTCGTTTTGTCGGATACAAAAAAACGAAAGCTTTTAGATATGGGACTACGGTATAGTGCGGCTGGTGGTATATATATTAGTTTTGAGTCTAAAAACGGAGAAACAATATGTGTTAAGCCGGGTTTTTATATTGTTCTAAATGAAAATGGGAGATATGAATCATACTCAAAAGAAAAGTTTGAGTCTACTTTTCAACCAAAATACTAACAAAAACAAATAATGATAGGTCACGTTGCAAATATAGCAGCGTGACTTTATTTTTATATTATCTATAATAGTGTTATTTTTGCGCATATTGAAAGATTATATAATTTGTAGTACAATATACCGAATAGAAATTATAACTTAAAAATACGTCTTAAAATGGATAAAAAAATAGGTTCAATGAAAAGAGGGCAGGGAAGGCACAGCCGGACGGACGAACAGACTGAAAGAGATCGTTCCTTTGCCTCTGATTTGTTTTTGAAAGGTTATTCTTATCGAAGAATAGCGGAAGCGATTAACGAGCGAAACAAGGCGGATGAAGTGCCGTATACCGTGACTTATCAAACAGTGTATAATGATATTCAGTTTTGCTTAACTCAGTGGAAAAGAGAGCAGTTTGATAATATAGATCAGTATATTACGCAGGAACTTCAATCTTTGGATAATGTAGCTCGTGAAGCGTGGGAAGAGTGGGAAAAGTCTAAGCGTCCCAAATGTAAGACAAAGTATATTTTAGGGAAAGCTAAGGAGGTGCAAAAGGAAACGACAACTGGTGATCCTTCTTTCTTGAATGTAGTTCTCAACGTGCAGCAAAGAAAAGCAAGGTTATTGGGATGTGATTCTCCGCTATGTATAAACTTGGTAGGAGACAAAGAAAAAGAAAAGCCTAAATACGATTTTTCGGATGTTCCGGAGGACGTTTTAGAACAATTGGCAGATTCTTTGCAAAATACGGAGGGTAAAAAGTGAAAAAAGTAAATGAAATACCACCCATTGAGATCGTGAAGCATGTTGCGAGGAAGAAGTTTAAGAACTATGCGAAATTCATAGATGATAAAATAGTTCTGAGTCAGTTTCACAAAACATACTACGAGATTCTCGATAGGTTTGCACATGGTAAGATCAAAAAACTGATCGTTACAGTGCCCCCACAAACTGGAAAAGAATTAAGTGATAGTACATTAGTACCTACACCAACAGGCTTTAAAAGGCATGGAGATTTAAAAGTAGGTGATTATGTGTTGGGCAGATTCGGACAACCTGTTAGGGTTCTTTGGGTGTCTCCAAAGTGTCAGTCTCAGTATGTCGTTACGTTTAGTGATGGTATAAAAGTTGAATGTCATGGCAAACATGAATGGGTAGTTTATAATACCAAAAAACACGGTAGACCATTAGAAAGGCTTGAAACTGAGTATATGTATAAAATTGGTACATGTAGAGGGGAGAGAAATAAGAGAGGCTCTCGTTTTAATTTTCAAGTTGATGGAGGTGTTGTATCTCAATTTGAGAGTCAAAAAGTTCCGATTGATCCATATACTTTAGGTGCATGGTTAGGAGATGGTGATATGAATAGTGGTTTAATTCATATTGGTTGCAATGATGTTTGTATAATAAATAATACTCCTTACGCATTTCACGAAAATAAAGGAAGTACAACGAGGCGTTTTTATTCAAGCGAATTGTTTTCTATTTTAAAAAAAGAGGGGTTTATCAGAAACAAACATATACCGGAGTGTTATCTATTTAACTCAGTAGATGTTCGTAAACAGATAATAGCAGGTTTAATAGACACAGATGGGACGGTATATAAAAAAAATGGACGTGTTACGATAGCTAATGCGAATAAAAACATAATAGATATGGCAAATAAAATTCTTTATAGTTTAGGGCAAAAAACAGCCATCTATGAAGAAGAGCCAAAGTTATCTACATCCGGTATTCAAGGAAAGCTAAAGGTTTATCAATTATGTTTTAACCCTACTATCAATTTCCCTTGTAAGGTTGAAAGAAAGAAAATTGTTAGGCTTGTTAAAAATAGGCGTAGAGCCATAACAGATATAGAAAAGGTTGATAATTTGGGTTGGGGTAACTGTATACAGGTCGAAGGTGGTGTTTATTTGGTAGGTGAGACGTTTGTACCAACGCATAATAGCGAGGGTAGTAGTAGAAAGCTACCTTCTTTCCTTTTGGGGCTTAACCCGTCTTTAAAGATATTGATCGGTTCTTATGCCGCATCACTCGCAGAGGGGTTTAATAAGGATGTACAAAGAATCATGGATACACCGGAGTATAAAAGCCTATTCCCCGACACCCGAATAATGGGAGAGGAAAAAAAATCGAGGTATCAAGCGTTTGCGAGAAACTCAAAAATGACTGAAACAATCGGAAAGGGTGGGTATATTATATCCGTTGGTCGTAATGGTAGTTTGACGGGTAAATCTGTTGATATAGCAATCTTGGACGACTTATATAAAGATCACATGGAGGCAAATTCTCCGATTGTCCGGGAAGCTGCTTGGAAATGGTACACCACCGTTGTAACCACCCGTCTACACAATAACAGTCAACAACTTATTGTGTTTACGAGATGGCACAAGGACGATTTAATAGGTAGGATCGAAGATAAAGAGAATGTTGTCAATGTTGAAAAGTGGGAAGATTTGGATAATATACCGGAAGGCGCTTGGATTAAAATAAACTTTCCTGCTTTAAAGGTGGGAGAACCAACAGAGATTGACCCACGTTTGCCGGGTGAAGCACTTTGGGAAGAAAAACATAGTGCTAAAAAATTGAACGCACAAAGGGAACTTGATAGAAATGAATTTGAGTGTTTGAATCAAGGAAACCCGGGTAGCGCTGAGGGTACTCTGTACGGCAACTTTAAAACGTACACCGATAAAAATGATTTTGGTGTGTTGATCGGAAGGGGTAACTATACAGACTGTGCTGATACAGGTAGCGACTACCTTTGTTCTATTTGCTATGATAAGTACCAGTCAAAAGAAGCTGTTTGGAATGAAAAGGAAAGAAGGTATAAGCATCTTATTTTCTGCCTTGTCACTGATATTATTTATACGACTGAGCCAATAGAGGTTACGCAAGTAAGTGTTCCCGACATGCTAAATAGAAATGATACAGATTATGCAAATATAGAAAGCAACAACGGAGGACGATCTTTCGCTGTTAATATAAGCCCTAAAACAAAGACTGAAATAAATTGGTTCTGTCAGAAGTTAAATAAAGAAGCTCGTATATTATCGAACGCTGCAAACGTTACTCAGTCTATTGTTATGCCATACGGGTGGGAGTCACGTTTCCCTAAATTTCACGAACATATAACAAGTTACCTTCGTGAATTTTCAGCTAATAAACATGATGATGGTGCTGACGTTTTAACTGGTATAGTCGAGAAAGAAGTTATTCCAACTATATATCAAAAAAGAAGAGGAATAAGGGTTATAAACTGATAAAGTAGGAAAATGTATCAGACTTTCAAGTTTATACGGTATATTTGCAAAGTAAAATCAATTGTTTAACTAAATTTTTATAATTATGTTGTATTGTGATTGTCCTTTGGGTAAAGCACTTCCGGATATTCCCGCATTTAGCTGTCCCGACAATTTCGGGCAAGTTCAAAAACTTGCTTTTCAGAGACTCGAAAAAACGGCAGGAACTGCAAATACTATGACTGCAGAAAATATCGTAAGGTTGGCTACATGGACTCCCTTACTGTCAGCAGAAGACGGTACTAAAGTAGTAGTTACGCCTTATATTTACGAGCCGACAGTAGAGGCGGGCGCTGCCCTTACTTATGGAGGCGGAAACGCAACTCCCGGAGGTATTGTAGAAATTTTAGGGTCGGAGTCGACACCGTTTACAGCTTCGTTCAAGAAGTTGCCGCAAACCATTATTAAGGCGATGAAAGCGTTAATGTGTGAAGCAGGGCAGATCGGTGTGTTCCTTATCAATGGAAACGGTCAAATCGCTTGCGATAAGACGGGTGATAATTTGCACGGTTTCCCGGTTTGGTCGCTGTTTATCGGTGATAAGACTATCGGAGGTTTGGAAGCTCCGGATAGCAATGCTATTACGTGGAACTTCATGCCTAATTGGTCGGACAACTTCACTATCGTGAAACCTGAGTTTAACCCTCTGACTCAGTTAGTGCCTTCTGCGGGTGTAGGCGGATGATAGCTAAAAAAACGTATATTTCCCTCAGTTGTGAAGAACTGGGGGAAACTCGTTTATTCGATATTGAACACGCTGAGAGACTTTTGGGAATGGTTAACAATGGAGGGTGGCATATACCGGAGGACTCAGAATTTAAATTAAACGAAAATGGGAAAATCATTAGACGAAATAAGGGAGATATACAGACATCCGGAGGGGATAAGTCAGATAGCGAAAGCAAAGGAACACGAAGAAAGAATAGCGTTTCACACACGGGTGAGAACGAGTGATGATCGTAACAAGCCAGTAATTGACTTTCTTTCTAAGGTTAAGACGTGGATAGCGAAAGATAAATATGATATTTTCCTATCTATGTTCCATTTCCCGGTTAAAACAAATGGTGTTACTTCTGAGATATTCGACAAACTGAGCCGTGTTTTCGATGGTAGGAATCCGGTTTATAACTATCAGTTTAAATCATCTGAGGATCGGGATGACTGGGAGTATTACCGAAAGGATGTTTTAAAAGAACCTTCGGTTTGGAGTACGGACGGTTGGGATAATTTCAAGCATAGAATTAACTCTGTTTTGGTCGTTGATATGCCGGAGGTACAGGTAGGAGAAAAACCAGATCCGTATTTTTTTTGGTTGCCTATTGCAAACGTACTTTCTTATCGCACATGTGGGAAAGACTGTAATTTGATGGCTTATATCATGTACGTAACGGACGAAAATAAGATCGTCTATATTGATGAAGAACGTTATGTAAGATTTGATAAAACGAGGGAAAACGACTTGATTTTAGAGGTTGACAATATGCACGATTTGGGCTATTGTCCGGCTCGTTTCTTTTGGTCTGACTCTATTTCATTGAGTGAACCCGACATTAAAATAAGCCCTATAACGAGCGAACTCGACTCTTTCGACTGGTATCTTTATTATTCCACTGCAAAGAAGCATTTAGATTTATACGCGTCTTATCCGATTTATTCCGGTTATGAACGTGATTGTCACTATGAGTCACACGATGGCAAAGAGAGGTGCGATGATGGTTTTTTAAAGAATGAAAAAAACGAGTGGATCACAGGCGCGGACGGAAAACCGATGGCGTGCCCGATTTGTTCAAGCAAGCGGTTGCGGGGTGCAGGCTCTTATGTTGAGATACCTATACCGGACGAAATGCACAACGTTCCCGATTTGAAAAACCCGATCACTATGCTATCCGCTGACACTGGGTCACTCGAATATAACGTAAACGAGGAAAAGAGGCTGAGAGAGGAGCTTGTAAGGTCGGTAACTGGTGGGGAGGGAGAATTGAACAGATCTGAGGCTATTAACGAAAAGCAAGTCAAAGCGGGTTTTGAATCGTTGACGACTAAACTAAACAGAATCAAACGAGGCTTCGAGGAAGCGCAAACATTCGTAGACTCTACTATCTGTTTACTCCGTTATGGTGATAGCTTTGTTTCTTGTAACATCAACTACGGGACTGAATTTTATATCTATACTCCGGAAGAGCTTTCAGAGCGTTATAAGATAATGAAGGAGACCGGAGCGTCCGAAGCGGAGCTTGACGCATTAAGGCAACAAATAATCGAAACGGAGTACCGGAACGATCCTACGCAGATGCAAAGGTTATTAATCCTTAACGAGATAGAGCCTTATTCACACTTAACGAGGGAAGAAGCGGTAAATCTGTATAAAGAAAACGTTATAAGTGAGGAAGATTTGCGAGTTAAATTAAACCTTCCTACATTTGTGCGTAGATTTGAAAGAGAGAACATGAATATCATTGAGTTCGGTTCTGCACTTGACTATAAAAAGAAAATTGAAATAATTATTAACACTTTTAAAAAGTACGCAAATGGTTTACAGAACGGATCAGTTAGATCAACTGAATGAAAGTAATTACGTTTGCCCGCAGGATGAAGTTAAATTGTATCACGTTATCCAAGAAGTGAAAGAATTTAATCCGAAAACAGGGCAAAGAATCAGCGTCCCGGCGTTACAAAAATACAAGCGAAAGACTTTTGAACTTGATATTTTGCCGAGACTGCCAAGATTGGGGTATACATTGAGAATTGTTTTCGACCCGGTTAAATATGAATCTACAATTTCAGAGGCAAGACGAGCCGCAGAACTGGCAGCGAGAGCCGAGTCAAAAATGAAGGCAGACGAAGAACTGAGAGAGCAAATTAGACGTGAAGAGGCTGCAAAACTTCGTGCGGAATTGAAGAAACAAAAAGAGAAAGGAGAAAAGTAATGTTAACAGTAGATTTGCTTAGACAGAATAAAGCGTTATCGGAGCTATCGGATGAAGTTATTAACGCTATTTCAGAACTTTCTAAAAACGATGAAGCGCAGACGGTTGCGGCAAAGGTCAGAGAAACCGAAAACAGTATTGCTACTCAAATGAAAGAGGCTTTTGGCATTGAAGGTGTAACCGATCTTGATTTGAAAACCGCAATTGAGTTTGGCAAAACAAAGATTTCTAAATCGGATACATCGGCTTTTGAAAAGCAGATTAACGATCTGAAAGAAGAGCTAAAAGCGGAGAGAGCCAAAAAGGGAGGCGAACGGGATACAGATAAAATCAATCAGCTTACAGCCGAACTAAACGACACCAAGCAAAAATTTGCTGAATTGAACAACCAACTTTCAGAGAAAGAAAAGGAGTTTAACGGTAAGTTGAACGATTACAAGATCACTTCTTACATTTCAAGCGCTATGCAGGGGATGAAGTTTAAGAAAGATATTTCAGAGCCAGTTCTAAACGTTGTGAAGCAACAGGCGGTTAACTTGCTTAAAACTCAATTCTCACCCACTTTGCAGGGTGACGAAGGTTCTGAAAGTCTTATTTTCATGAAAGACGGTGTACCTTACAACAACCCTGCAAACAGTCTGAAACCGTTTACCGCATCAGAACTTCTGTCTCAACAGTTTGAACAGTTCGGTGTGCTTGACAAAGGTAGACAGGCTGGCGGTGCTGGAAGTTCCGGAGGCGGACAGGGTAACGGTAGCTTGCTTGATTTAAGCGGTTGCAAAACCAAAGTAGAGGCAAACAAGGTTGCGCAGGAGTATTTAGCTAAGAAAGGTTATACAAGCGAGTCGGAAGAGTATCAAACGGAGCTTGATAAAATTTGGGTTGAAAACAAGATCGCAGATTTGCCAACAGAATAACTAAAGAGGGAGTTAAACCCCTCACAATATAAACTTTAAAACAATAGATTTATGTCGTTAATTGCTACAAGAACACAGGAGTTTAGATTAAAGAACCCTAACATTGACAAAAATATGTCTCGCATGACCGAATGGGGTGCGTATGACTTCTTTTTGTCTCAAACAAATGCGATGGACTCAATGCTTTCCGATGAAACTAAGCGTAGAGCGTTCGCCTCAATGGGAAGCGATATTAAGATTCCCGTAATTGATTACGATAAAAATGTAACGGTGTCAAACGCTCGCACATGCGTTATCGCAGATGCGGAAAACACTTCACGTTTGATCGGTGTGACTTGGAAGACCTATGCTTTCGGCTTCACTATGACACCGAACATGTATTCAAACAACGAAATCGATTACCAACAGGACTGGAACAGAAAGCTACAAAAGCACATCCGTAAGTTCATGGATACCGTTGATAAGGACGCTATTGCGGCTTTGGAGGCAAACAAAACGCAAGTGTTCGGAAACTTGCTGTATTACACAAAAACTGGTAACGATGTACAGGTGAAATTCACTCAGCGCAACGACATCCTTAGCGACTTGCACCCGATGTTCCGTGCAAACGACTATTCCGGTCAACTTCATATCATTGGCGACACTGGCGTAGACTCAATGTTGCGTAAACTGGAACAGCACGGTTTGTACAATGACGTTAACAAACAGTTGGAGTATGCAAACAAAGTGTTCCATTTCACCAACAACATGACTTTAGAGTCGGAAAACTTCGCTCAGATGTATGCTGTTGAGTCGGGTAACGTTGGCTTGTTGACCCGTGTAGACCGTGCAGCCTACAACAACACTAGGTCGGGCACGCATGAATTTGGAAAGGTTGTTCTTCCTTATTTCGGTAAAGAGGTTGGAACACACTACTACGAAGAGGTAGGCGATCAGTCAGCTATCGCAGGCGCAGCAACAGCCGATATGACTTGTGACGTTAAACATTTCTACGGTTTCTCAGTAGATATTGCTTTCGTAGTAGCTTTTAACTCCGATCCTTCAACAATCGCCAACCCGATTATGAAGATCGAAGTAAACAAAGAAAATTCGCAGTTTGGCGGTACTCCGGTATTTATTACCAATGCTGAGCAGATCGGTGGAGGTTCTCCGGCTGGCGAATTATCGGTTAACCTTGCTAAAATCGGAGGTAGTCCGGTTGCTGAATCTGCTTTGAAAGTAGATTTGGATAAAGTCAAAGGTACAGCAGTTTCGGCTACTGGTGGCGTAGTTGATGTTAAAGTCAATGCGCAGGCTGCAAATCTGAATGTTGAGGTGAAGAACTCTGATAGCGCAACTATACCAACAAAAACTGTTGGCGGAGCGTAACGAGAAAGTAAACTAAGTATTAACAAAGGGAGGGGGACAAAATCCCTTCCCTTTTTTATTTATAACCATGTACAGATTAAAGGATATACAAAAAGAACTTGCCACGCTCGTAGGATGGCGGCAGTCGTACGATAGAGACGCTAAGATAGACGAAAGTTTAACGGTGTCCGATAGTGGTGTTATGTTTCAAGACGTTCACCCGCTTGTGACGCTAAGAAACATTGAATCTATTATGCCACTTGATTACTATTTACGTTATCCGGAGTATCGGGATACCGACACTTATAAGCCGGGTGACAAGGTAGTTTACGGCAAGGACGTGTTAACGCTTCGTCCGGACGTATGGGAGGCAATAACAGAGAATGTTGGTGTAGAGCCTTCCGATGGTGATAACTGGAAACGGTACAACCCACTAAGCGATTATTTGCGTGAATTGAACGAAAGAGCGATCACCAATACCGTTACTCGCTTCATCAATGAAAAGTTGATTGCAGGGGAAACAAAGACGCTTTTAGAGCGTACAAACTTCTTCGATGGTTCGGGGAAGATAAATAACGAGATTGACCCTACCGATAGCATTGTAGGATATGAAATATTGCCAGTCCGTTCTATGGGGGTAACAACCAAGATCGAAAAGATAGGTTTGCAGTTTAACAAGCCGGGAAAGGTAAAACTTTACCTTATGCACACCTCACAGGTAGACCCGATTAAGACGTTTGATTTGAATTATACTAAAAATGGTTCTTATCAATGGTTTGATGTCGGTAACGATGTGTTACTCCCTTATATGTCTGAGGAAACTTCACCCGGTGGCTTGTGGTACTTGTGTTACGATCAAAAAGAATTGCCGTTGGGGATGTATGCTATAAACGTCTCTAAGGACTTTTCACGTGACCCGTGCGGTACTTGTAATATCGGAAGCGTGCAGGCGTGGAGAGAGCTAACAAAGTATATCAGAGTGTCGCCGTATAGAGTTGATTCTACGCAGTCGGAGGATGGTGTAAAGATGTGGAATATAGAAATGAACATGTATACGTCTGCAATCTGCTACGGTTTAAACGTTCAATTGTCGGTAGGATGTGATATAACTGACTTTATCATTCAGTCTAAGTATGCCTTCACGCATGCCGTTTCCCTGCAAATGGCTTCTTATGTGCTGCGAGAACTTGCATTAAATCCGAACGTCCGGCAAAATGCCAATCAATTGAATATCGACCGTGAAACGCTATTGTACGAAGTTGACGGAAACTCACAGGGACGTGCGCAGGGTATCGGATACGAACTAAAGAAGGCTTTTGAGGCTCTTTCTATTGATACAAAAGGGATGGATAGAATATGCCTTTCTTGCCGGAACAACGGGATAAGATTTAAAGCAACATGATAAGCGGTCTAATAGATAAGTTTAAAAAGGTAGGTGAGGAACTCGACACCGGAGAAATAGCAAAAAAGATTGTGCGTGACAATGATAATATACTTATTGACATGAACGCACAGGATCAGCTATACGCAAAGGGTGTTAACCGTTTGGGCGTTCGTATAGATGAATACCAACCCTACAGACCCTTAACTATAAAGGTCAAAATAGAAAAGAGGCAACCGTACGACCGGGTGACACTAAAAGACACAGGAGAGTTTTACGACTCTTTTTATGTTGAGACAGCAGAAGATCGGTTTTACATAAAAGCCTCAGATGAAAAAACTAATTGGCTTATCAAAAAATACGGTGCTGAAATTTTCGGGTTAACAAATGATTCACTTGCTGAGTTTATTAACGATTATGTGAAGGACGAAGCATATAACAGAGTAAAGGAGATATTAAATGAACGATAGAGCTATAATTAGACCAAATGCGGCACTTTTCGATAAAACGATAGCCGATGTACAGGTAAGCCTAACAAAATCGCTTAAATGGCTTAATTTCGCTTTCGGGAACGTGGTTAAATTGGCAGAGAGAAACGAGAGGGGTAAATTTGTTACCCCATCAGTGTATTTTAAGGGAAATGATTATTTGCGCTTAGAGCCGGACGATAAGCGGGGTAACGTTTGCTTTTTCTATATGCACGACTCACAAGATTACGAAGGGGGAGACTCTTTGTCGGGCTTTGGCGATCTGAGGGGGACGGTTAGCATTATCTTTTGGTTCGATACTCGTAAAATAGCGGGCGCAGAATACTACAACGTGGAGTTTGTAAAGTCCGAAATACTAAGAGCCTTAACGCATGAACTTTACCTGCCATCGGGTGATATACAGGTGAGGAAGATATTTCATGACGCCAATAATGTATACAAGGAGTTTTCTATCCAAAAGACGGATAATCAATACTACGTTTATCCCTATGCGTGTTTGCGGTTTGAGTGTGATATTCATTGCGAAGAAGGGTGTTATTAAAGGGGGAGTTTCCCCCTTTTGTGTTAAATACGTGTTAAAACTTAAAGTTTCGCTTGCAATATTAAATAAACTCCTTATATTTGCAATGTCAAACAACGGAAGTAGTAACAATTAAAAATCAAGATTATGACAGCAATTGAAGTTAAAGAAGTATTAGCGAACAACAGGCAGTTAGTTATTAGCTATTTCAATGAAAATGTTAAGCAAGATAGTTTCTATAATCTTAGTTGGTTTATGACTCGTATTTTGCAAGAATCTGAAATCGTTTGGAGAAGAAGAAAAAACGTATCAGAAAAAGAAATAATGTCAGTTATCGCAAAGATCATGAAGCAATATCCCCAAATAGCAAAGAACTACGTTAGCAACATTGAAAAGGCTGTTAACTATTTCGGAGAGGATAAAGTAAAACAAATGATGAATATCAAGTAACATACAAAAAGCCATGAAAGTAGATAAGTATCTAAAGAGCCACAAGGCAAACGAATTTTACGTGAAAAAGTGTAGAGGTTATTATCTCGTTATGGATAGCTATGATAAAAGTTTGGCGTCTATGGAGGTTACAGAGGAAGAAGCTAAGAAGGTAGCCGAACAACTGAATAAGATTCGCAACGAAAGATTGAATCTAACCGTTAAATAATAGTTAAATATTAAATTTAAACTTGCAATATTAAATATTATCCTTATATTTGCAGTGTCAAAAGGAAACAAATTACTAACAATTAAAACCAAAAGTTATGGAAATTATAGAATTTAAAAAAGGTGAGAATAAAGGAGCTATTTTTATACACGGAGAAAAGAAATATAGCGCATGTACAGCTGTGGAAAGTAGCAAGTTGTTCAAAACATTAAAGGGAGCTATGTCTTGGCTCAATAGTAGAGGATATAAAGAAGTATAACAAGTGGGGGTAATACCCCACATAAAAATTAAAAATATGACTACTTACATTTATAAGGGACAAAAGATAAGCCATTCTAAAGTATTATCCCTATTGCGTAGTGCAGGCATTTACGGAGGAAACAAGCTATCACATTATGAGGTCTTAGTTAAAGCAGCCGAAAACGGCAACGAAAGAGCCACATATATTTTGAGAGACTTAAAAGAAAGTATTTCACGCGATGGTTTGAAATCAGTATAACAATAACAGCCGGGATAATATCCCGGCACAATATTAAAAGATATGTTGAAAGTAGATATAAGAAATAAGATATTAAAACCAAAGGTTGGTGAGATTATAACCGTAATAGGAGATATATATACCACGGTAGCGGAAACTATACCGGACGAAAACGGGAGATGTGAGTCATGTGCTTTCAATGATGCAACAAAGGTAGGAGGTGATTGCGGTGATTTTGTTGCATGTTCTAAACTCACACGTGAAGATAATGTTATGTTTAAACTAATAGAAAGAAAGAGAACTAAGGAGGTTAAAAAAATGAATAGAATATCTTTGTCGGATAGAGATAGATTCGTACCGAAAGAGGGTGAAGTGTTTTTTGCAGAAGTTCCGGGAAAGGGAATAGATCGGAAGGTAGAGGCGGTATTATTGAAATACAATAGCGGTTGTAAGAATTGCGTATTTTTTCAAGGCGAATTAAAAGACTTGTGTATGCAAATAAACTGCCTTAACAGAGGAGGGCAATTAACTTTTAGGAAGGTCAAACCTATAAACAAGTAAAGTTATGAAGAAATTAGATTTATCAATGCTACCGATTGACCTAAAGGTATGCGAGGAAATGGAGGTATTAACGCCCAAAGGGGATAAAGTTACAGTAAGGTGTGTTGAGGACAAAAGAAACGACATGTGTGAACATTGCATTTTCGAAGAAAACAGTTTGCACATCTGTTCATACGTTAAATGTAGTGAGAGAGAGCGTGAAACAGGTGATAGTGTAAGCTATCAAGAAGTAAAAAGGGGGAGGCTGTATACAAAAATAGAGGCAGGAAAAGAATATAAGGTGGGGGATATTGTTAGACTATCCGGAAAATCTAAATACGCTAAAGTGATTGAGTCGAACAAGTGTAACGGGTGTGTATTGATAGGAAAGTGTTTCAATGTAATATGTGGAGAGAGGGAAAGAAGTGACGGAAAATCAATCGTAATACTGCCGTGTAACAAGAAAGGAGAATTATTATGAAAGAAGTGATTGAATACAATATTGGTGACGAATACAAAGAGGGTGATATACTCAAAACGAGAGAGGGCGTATATTTGCTCGTAGAAAAAGAGACTATCAAAGAGTTTCTAAAATGCCGCAATTCGTGTTGGTTCTATAATGCGCCCTTGGACACATGTGTACAAATGGATTGCATCGCTAATAATTTGCATTTTAGACCGTTTGAGGAATACCACAAAGAAACGGAATATATTATAGGCGATCTACTGAAAATACCGAAAGAGAGAGAGCCTGGAAAATTCATACTTGCAAAAGTAGAAGATGAAGGATATACAAAAGAAATTTGCTACGACTGCGCATTTCATCAAAATCATTTTGAACGTATGGAATGTTGTGTAGCGAATAAATGCGTAGCTTATTTCAGAGATACAGAACAAGACGATATATATTACAAACCATTGGCGGAGGTATCAGAATGAAGCAAAAGAAAGTGAGAGATTTTGAGGTGTTCAAAGTAGTACACCCGATCACAGGGAATAAAATCAAAGTTCAAGCAATACCACGGGATACTATTTCATGCAACGGATGTGCCTTCCGAAAGGGAGATTTAGAAAGCATGTGTAAAGCGTATCTATGTATGAGGGAAAGAACGTTAGATTGTTTAGTGTTCAAGGTAGTAAAGGAGAAATTCAAATGAAATGTTACAGAGTTTTAAAAGTTAAAGTATTAATTTAAATGTGTTGACTTATGAACAAGAAAGCCATTGACAGCCTCTTAGAGGCAAAAAGACAGATTGACGATACAATCACCCAACTTATCAGAGAAAACGAAACAGAGGGCAAGGGAATATGGAAGATTACACGAAGTTTGAAAAGTGGCTTATTTACAAGGAATATATATAGGATCCCCGTTTGATGGTAAATACACTCCATTAGATCACAGAGTGAAAATATCATCTTCTGGTAATATATTTGTTACTTCTGACTTGATTAATACGTTTTATGCCTGCAATGGAATTAATAAAATCATGTTGTGATTAGGAATCTTCGGATTCCTTTTCTTATTTATAAACATTTCGTTTTTATCCGCCTTCGGAGAGTTCGAGACTAATGTTTTAATAATCAATATCTTTGCAAAATTGCTTTTTATTCATACTTTTGTACAAACTAATATTTGAATTATGGAGATTTATAATTATTTTCTTTCTTGCGTGCTACTTGTTTCGTTTGTAGCGGCATTTTGTGTTAACTTTGCCCGAAAGACGGGTGTAATTGAACGGATGTCAGTGTTTGGTGATTCTTGGTTATCTAAGGTGTTCCGGTGGTATGGTGATAGATCACTGATTAACGAGCTAATCAACTGCGATTTCTGCCTATCGTTTTGGGCGTGTGTAATTTGTTCGGTGATTGTGTCGATCGGAACGCTGAACCCGGTGTTCATCCTTACACCCATCTTTGCAACACCTATTTGTAGAATTTTAATTTAATGATTATGGAGATTAGAAATTATGTATCAATTATACCACCTTTAGAGATTGTGAGGGCGGTCAAGTTTAACGGTGATGTTCACGAATTATCTCAAATATTGCCAAGTTTTGAACTACTTTCCGCAATGGATGGCGTAATGATGGCACGAATAAACGGCAGCACTTTTCGGGTGTTTGATAACGATTTTATCGTTCTTGGAGAAAAAATTGCTTACTCAGTTGACGAAGAAATGTTTGCCATGTTATACGAGCAGGCAGATAAGGAGGTGACGAATGAACACGATTAAGGTAGGGAGTCACACGGTAACGGTATACGAAGGCATTGACGAAATGCCTATCGTCCGTTATCAGAAGTTTAACCGTCTTATGCTGATTGAGTCGGGAGTCGGTAGCACTATTGAGGAACTCGATACGCATTTGCAACGTGCTATTGTCTATTGCAGGACACAGCCGGAACATACGTATAACGAGCTAATGAATCTAAGGCAGTGTTTCAATATGGCGTCGAATGGCGTATATCCGGGAATGATGGCTTTTGCCGCCTTCGTTAAATCGGTCGATGGCGTGGAATATCCGGTTAACGCATCCGACTCTGATCTAAAGGCGATATTTGACAGTCTCAGCGATGCAACTATTAACGAACTTTCTGAACCGTTTCAGAAGGTCAAAAAAAAAATAGAGGCGGAAGTATCGGTATACTTTCCAAGGATGTCGGACGATCCTCTGATTAAAGAGTATTACGATATTAAACTATCGCTGATAAAAGCAAAGTTAGATAAACTTGTGAACAACGTAGATAACAGTGAGGCGGTGAAGGAAATAGAAGATAAGTTGCTAACCTTCTTCCCGCCTCGAATATTCTACGGTACTGATTCGGTCGAGATAAAGACGGACAAGGAGTTTCAAGAAATGTGCTTGGTTATCACGCAGAATATGCACATAAATGCACGTGAAATGTCGGTGTCTGAGTTTTACACCGCTTTCGAGATGATTAAGAGACAGGCAAAAAGGAGTAAGAACAAATAAATTTAAATCAAATGGCGAACGAAGTAAAGGGAATAAAGTATAGCGATCTTATACAGCCGGACAGCAGTATAAAGGACGCTATTACGCAGTTGGAAGGACTGCAAAAGATATATGACGCTATGTTAAAGCGTATCGAGGAAGGCGCAAAAGGGCTGCAAAAACCTATTTCAGAAGGTGGAGGTGCAACGGAGGAAGGGCGCAAAAAGATAGACGAATACGAAAAGCAAGTGCGATCATTGGCAAGGGCTGAGGTACAATTGAAACTGGCGTTGACCGACACAGCGCAGGAAATTGCAGTGTTGAAGAAGCAGACAGCCGATCAAAACTATCTGAACAAACTGCAAGCGAAGTTAGTTAACAGCATGGCAGGAAGCTATAACGCTTTGTCGGCGCAATACGAGCTAAACAAAATAAAGATGAACAATCTTTCGCAGGCTTATTTGGAGAATACGGAGGCGGGAAAGAAGCTTGTTAAAGAGACTGCGGAGATTTACGCTGCGATGGATAAATACCAAAAGAGCACGGGAAAGCACACGTTAAGCGTGGGTAACTACAAACAGGCGTTCGATGGTTTAGGCTTTTCTATATCACAGGTCGCTCGTGAACTCCCATCATTAGCGATCAGCGCAAATACCTTCTTCCTTGCTATTTCCAATAACATTCCTATGGTTATAGACGAAATACAGAAGTTGCGTGCGGCAAACGAGGCAGCAGCGAAAGCAGGGGAGGCACAGGTAAGTATAACCGGGAAGCTGGTTAAATCTCTGTTCTCGTTTAATACCGTGATGGTGTTGATATTGACCGCCTTTTCTATTTGGGGTAAGGATATAACCAACTGGATAGGTAGCCTATTCACAGGGAAGAAGCGTGTTGAAAATTTAACAGGCAGCCTTAAACATATGGCGGATGCCATGCAAAACGCACGTCTTGAAACTGCAAAGGAAACCGTAAAACTCAATGTTCTGTACAAAACGGCTACAAACAATTCTAAATCGACATCCGAACGCACCAAAGCGGTGAAGGCGTTAAAGAAGGAATATCCGGAGTATTTCAAGAATCTTACCGATGAAGAAATTAAATTAGGGAAAGCGTCTAAAGCATATAAAGAGGCTACAAAAGCCATAACAGAAAATGCGAAAGCGCGCGCAGCGTTAGATAAGATAACGGAACTACAAAAAGAGTTTATTGATTTAGATCAAAAGCGAATAGGGGCGTTAACTAAACAGGTGCAAGCACAGGGGGAGTTAGCTAAAGCCGAAAAGTACACCGCAAAGGTTTCATCTACCATAACGGCAACATCCAATCAAGCAGCGAGCCAGTATTACGCAGCCACCGCAAGCAATGTTAACAAGTTAAAGGATAATATTAAAGAGTATGGAGAAGAAGCGGAAAACCTTGCAAGAAGGCAGACGGTTCTATCTAAATCAATGGAGAATCTAACTAAACTTGTTAACGTAGATTCGCTAACCGGAGGAAAGGGAGATACTGAAGAACAGAAAGAAAAGTACGACTTAACAAAGAAGTACGAAGAAAGCCGTATCGCCCTTATCATTGATGCGAGAGTAAAGGAGGAAAACGAGATAAGAGAGGCGGCAAGAAAGGAGTTGAGCGAGCTAAAGAAAAAGACTACCGAACAGCAGAGAGCAACTCAGATGTACGCTGACACCGTGTACAATATCGAAGCAAAATTGCGTAGAGACTTGGAAAAGATGCGGGAAAGGTGGGCTATTGATGATTTGCAGAAAACACATGACTTGCTTAGCGAACGCTTGAACGCTGTTAGACGTGGGACGGGTGAGGAACTTATCATCCAAACGCAACTACTCGAAAACGAGCGCAAACAGGACGAATTGCGCATTAAGCAGTCAACCGATAGCGAACAGGTAAAGAATGAACGTTTGCTTATCCTGCAAAGATCGTATCAGCTTGCATCTATCCAACTGCAAAAGGACTTCACGGACAATCAAGATAAACGTATTATTGATCGGTCTGTGTTCCGCCTTAATCAGCAACAGCAGGCGGAAAGTGCAGCCTTTAATATCGTGCAACGTTCGGAGAAAGAACAGAGCCGTTTCCGGTTGAAATTAGAGCGTGAAAGGTGGGAGCAAATATTAGAGTTAACAAGGCAGTACGGAGAGCAAATCACGGGATACAACGTAAAGACGGTAGAGGATACTATTAAGGGAATAGACAATGCAATTAAGCGTGATACTTCCGGATGGGATAGCAATCAAGGCGTGTTTGGCAATCTGTTTGATCTCGTTTTCGGAGACGCCTTTAGCGCAAAAGATGGAAAGTCGGGCGCAGAGCGTGCGGAGCAGTTCAAAGACTCTATTTTAGAGGCTTCGGAGTTCGCCATAGAGAACCTAAAGAGTGTTGCACAGGCAAGGGTAGAGGCGGCAGAAGTGGCGGTACAGGCAGCAGAGAAAGAAGTTTCAGCCCGACAAAAGGTTTTGGACGCTGAGATACAAGCGAGGGCGAACGGATACGCCAACAACGTAGCAACCGCACAAAAAGAGCTTGATTTTGCACGCAAGCAACAGGAAAAAGCACTGAGGGATAAGAAGAAGGCGCAAAAGCAGCAAGAACGCATAGATACACTTATGCAGGCAAGTTCTTTGGTAACCGCAACCGCTAACCTATGGAAAGATTTAGGTTTGGCAGCAATTCCGGCTATTGCGTTGATGTGGGGATCATTTGCTTTTGCTAAGATAAAAGCCTCACAGCTATCTAAAGCCTCGCAGGACACGGAGGAATACGGTGACGGTACAGTAGAAATGATCGACTACGGAGGCTCACACGCATCCGGAAACGATGTAGATTTAGGTACGACTAAGGACGGTAAGCGTAGACGGGTAGAACGTGGTGAATATTTCGCAGTAGTGAACAAACGTTCATCTCAGAAGTATAAGAAACTCGTTCCGGACTTGATTAATTCGCTAAATAAGGGTACTTTTGAACAGAAATACTTAAACGCCTATTCCGGTAGTGATGAAGTAACGAATATAATGCAAGGTTCAACGGTTGATCTGTCTAAGGTCGAAAAAGATCTGAAATCAATCAAAGAACAAGGTCGTGTTAAGTACATCACGGGTGCGGACGGTACGATAATTGAGGTAAGGGGAAATATTAAACGAATAATTAAATCATAATGAACGTTAAAGATTTGCGGTTTAAATTGGGGGGTGTAGAAATACATCCCCACTACTCAGAGCTAAAACGGAAGTTTGGCAAAGAGAATCAACAGGAGTTTTTCAGAGAGTCGATAGAGGGGAGTTTAACACTGATAGGGGCGGACTACCTTCTTGTTAAAAATGCGAGTATTGAGGATATTTTGTACTTGCAGATAGAGCAGAAGGATAAAGGGCAGCTATCAACGCAGTATCAAGTAATATTTGAGGGCTATTTCAGTAAGACAGATTGTGAGATAGACAGCGATAACCGGACGTGCAAAGTCAAGATAAGCCCACGAGATGAATATACCGATATAATGAAGGGTATTGAGAACAAATACGATCTTATTAAGCTTGCACCTGCTTTGTCGCAAATAGGAGTCTCAAAGCGTCCGATTGTGCAAGTTTACATTGCGGGTGCATCTACAATATCGAACTACCTTGCAGGAACTCACTACGAAACTGAGGTTTTCAACGTTGTAACGGATAACAAGGAGTTAACGGATAAGAATTTCTTTGCCTTCTTCGCTGCATACAACGAAATAGAAGTAAAGGCAGTGCCTTATCAGTTTTTTAACGGGAAGTACTACGGAACGAATGGAACGTACACTAAATTGGATGGTAATTTCTCAATAAAATGGACTCCAAGCGAAGGTTTAAACATTGGTTTCCTTCACTTGGAAAATAAGGAGGGAACTATATTGTACCGATCCGATAAGATCAATTGGAGCGATAAGAACTACTACTACATAGACGTTTCTGAAATAACTTTCACAAGAATAGTAGATGATCCGACACTTCCTCAAAAGTTTGGCGGAAACTCTGTTCTTTTGCAAAAGCTATTTCAAAGAATGTTGCTTAACCTTCCGGAGTTAGACGGTAAACCTACTGGGAAACTATCATCTGAGGACGTTTACCCTACCAATAGCAACTACATGTATGCCTCACCATTAAAGGGGAACTACTTTTATACGTCTACGAAGGTTCAGAACGAGCCTACAGAGTATGGTGTAAATGATGAAGGCAAGTATTTTACCGATAACTTCGTTCCGGCTGTTGCGGGTACTGGAAAGCTGTATCCAGTATGCCGTTCACGATGGGGTAATATGTCGATTTGGTTCGAGTTTGATTTGTCCTATGCACCATTGGAGGAAAGAGCGAGAAAGGAGTATGTTTTAAGGGACTCATTCGCTATACAAGACGCTATTAGGGCGCTTATTAAGCAAATTGACCCCACTTTGACGCACGAAGCTACGGAGGAATACAGTAAGTTTTTGTATGCCGCCAATAACCCTATTTCCGGTGCACCTTTTAAGGTGTTCATCACACAGAAAAGCAACATCCTAAAGGGCGAGTATGATCGTCCGGCAAAGAAGGCGGAAACAACCCTCAGCGATATAATGAAGATGTTGCGTGACACGATGAAACTATATTGGTTTATAGATGGCGATAAGTTTCGGATAGAACATATTTCCTATTTTATGAATGGCGGAAGTTATACCGGTAGCGGAACGGTCGGCATAGACTTAACAAAGCTTAGATATGCAAAATCGGGTCAGTTAATGACGTGGAAAACTAACACGGTCAAATATGATAAAACCGATCTGCCTTCACGGTTTGAATTTTCTTGGATGGACGATACAACAAATACGTTTGCGGGTTTCCCTATTGATGTGAAATCAAACTACGTGCAAGAGGGAAAGAAGGAAGAAATAAGGGTGTCTAACTTTTCGTCCGATGTAGATTATATGCTACTATCACCGGGTGACTTTTCACAGGATGGTTTTGCGTTGTTGGGGGCTACACAGGTGGGCGGAAAATGGAAACTTCCGTTCGTTACATTCAATTTGGTAGACAAGAACAATAAGAAATACACCGTAAACCCCCAAAACGGCTACATGTCGTTCTTGCACCTCGTTAAATACTACATGCACGATATGCCAGCCTCAGAGATTGAACACGGAGGCGATCAGACGATAAGAGTGAGAGGAATAAAGCGGAGTATGACGCAAGATTTATCTTTCACATACGACACCACACCAAACCCCGTGCAACTGATAACAACGGATATAGGCAACGGGAAACCGATAACTATGACTGAGGATCTAACAACTCGCCAAATAACCGTATCTTTATCTTACACCCCCTTATGATAGGGGGTGTTTTCTTTTAAATTGCTATCTTTGTCCCTATAATCAATTTTTTAATCAAAATGGAAGTACATAACAACTTTAGTCCGTTGGCATTTAGAAAGAAGGAATCTAAAGCCACATACGAAAAATGGTACGCTTTCGGGAAGAACTACGCTATTCCTGCAAGCGCAAACACGCTAACTCCTTTCCAGTTTACAGAGTTGAACATACCAGTCTTTGATCCCAATACGATTGAGGTTGAAGTAATCAACGAAGAGACGGGAGAGGCGAAAAAATCGGGTGTATATGTTAGCTTTGATGTAATGCCCGAACATGGCGGTGTATTGTACGTGTCACCCGGCAAGAACTCGTTTAGGGAGGCTTTGCCGCAGGGGACGTATAGAGCACGTTTTTCAATCGGTGATCAAGTATATATTTCGACTCCTTTTTGCGTTATACCCGGCATAGAAACGAGTAGCAAATATCTGTTGATTGAGTATTGGAACGATGAAAAGATCGCCTATCCGGGTGGCTTCATTACAACGGGTGCGAACAATGACTTCCGGTATCAGATGTATGTTCCTGCAACTATCTGCAAACCGAAATATGAGTTTGAAGAAGAACTAACCAAACGCGCCGGATACAAGTTCTTAGAACTGCAAACGTCTACGAAGGTGTACGCCTTTACATTTGTTGCGCCTGAGTTTATTTGTGACGCTATGCGACTGATCCGCCTATCTGACTATATCCGAATTTCGCACGATGGCGAATATTACAACGCCCTCAACTTCGAGTTTGATGTTGATTGGCAGGAACAATTATATTTGGCTGCTGTTGACTGCCAGTTTGAGACGGACTCAATCATACAAAAACTCCCTTCTTTCAACAGACGAGATAAAGCGTCTTTTTATAATGCCCTATTAGCGAACATTGATACACCTATAATGTTCTCTCCCGATACCGTAGGGCTGTATTACAAAGAGTATCGGGAAACAGAGCCAGTAGTCAAGGGTAAATTGATACGGGAGTTATCCCCTATTGACTTGATAGATGAAAATACAACTATTGCCGTTGATTTGGGTACAGGTGAGGCGAGAAAGTTTAACTTATATCGAATGTTGCAGGACTACATTTCTAAAACCCATGAAGATGCAACAGACTTTTTGTTACACCTTCGTGGAGGCGCAACGTTCGGTGAGGGCATAACTGGTTCTGCCGCTTCTATCAACGCAGTAGGAGATGCGGAGGTTCAAGGGCTAAACGCACGTGTAACCAAAGTTAAATCGCTTGATTCGGAAGATTATGTAACTGTTAATAAAACAGCATTCACCGTAAACAAACAAGGTGATACGGCTTTAAATGCGCTTAATGCGAGGGGAGATTCCCACTTGCAGCAAGATGTGTATACCGGAAACAATACCGGAAAGATCACCAAAGAAGGACAATTGCAGTACCTATCAGCCGTTATACAGGAGTTTATCACATCACCCACCTTTGTTCCCGGTTTTTTGGGTGAGGGCTTTAAAATATGGGTAGAGAATGGCAATTGGCATATAGAATGTGACAATTTGACAGTAAGACAGACTATGAATATATTTGAACTACTTATCCAAAAGATAAGGAGCGTTAACGGTGCATTGGTCGTGTCTCAGTCGAACGGTAAATTGTCGGAAGTTAAAGAAGTTGGAGAGCAATATAAGTTAACCACTGGTGAAGAATTTCCCACTTTCCAAGAGGGCGATTTGGTGCGGTGTCAGACGTTTGCAGGTTATCAAGGTGCGGGGCTGACTTTTGACTTTACTCAGTTTGCTAAGTACGACTATTCAGGTAGTGATTTTGATAGCAGTTTGATTGATGTTACGCCCGACTCTATTAGCTTTAACTTGAATGATACTGGCAATTCCGGTTTTGCATTCTATAAATTTTCAGAGTCGAGCCCAACCCCAATTGAAATACCTTCCTTTACCTTGACTTTAGAGGGTGGTTATCCCGGTATGATGGCTTTTGCTGCCGGACTTGATTCAAATGACAGTCCGGTAGAGGGTGTAGGCGTATTGTTGCAAAACGGTGATAATGTCATTCCGGCTATTAAATCAGAACAAGGCATACACAACTTTGCTATAACAATAACTGGTGATTCAGGTCACGGTAATGGTAAGGTTACAGTAAAGCAAAAGAAAGCGGCAGGAAGCACACCAAACAATAGCTTAGTTAAATTCTATTGGGTTGAAGTTAAAGCGGTTGACGGGGTTTCTTTCTTTGTAGATAAAGCAGAGTTCAACGGTGTTGTTCCGGCTGTCGGTGATGAAGTCGTTCAGATGGGAAATACGAAGAACCCCGAACGGCAGGCGTTAATTTATATCACAGCGCAGGAAAGCGGACACCCGTACATAGAGATATTGAACGGAGTTAAAACAAAATCGTTGTCCGGTACGAATAGAACACGTCTTGGCGATTTAAGCAACATACAGGACTCTGCATTTCCGGAGGGACAACAGCCATCCGGTAGCGGCTTGTATTGCGATAACGCTTTTCTTCGTGGTATATTCTTGCTGAGAAACGGCAAGTCAGTTGAGGATGAAGTAAACCAAGCGAAGCAAGATGCAGCCAACGCAGCAACAGAGGCGGAGAGAGCACAACAGACGGCGCAGGAGGCGAAAGATCGGCTTAATAAATGGGCTGACGATGGTTTTATATCTCCTACTGAAAAGCCCGCTTTGATTGATGAAGGAAAGCGCATACAGGCAGAGTTTTTGCAGATAAAAAATAACGCTGACAAATACGGTGTATCCGTTACTGAATATACCAAGGCTTATGAAGATTATTTAAATGAACTTAGATACCATTCCGCCCAACAGCCGGAAGATATTGCAGTGCGTCCGGAACTGGCACAGAGTCAGACGATCTACTACGATAGGCGTAACGTAGCGTTGAACGCTATTGCGAACGCTGCAAAGAGCTACGTAGATGAAGCTGACAAGAAGCTAAAGGAATACTTAGATACTGAGATAACTGCTATTCCCGGTAAGATTGAACTTGCTGTACGGAGTTTGAAGGTGTCTACTGGTAACTTGTTGAAAAAGTCTAATATAGTTCAAGAGCAATTAAACTATCAGTTCGGAGGGTATTCTTATAATGTTTTCCCTATATTAGGAAAAGATTATACACTTACATTATGCTACACACTTGGAGCAAATAACACAGAAATACAAGTATATTCTGATAACGGATATAACTATATACAAAGATTTACTACTAAAGGAAATGCGGTCATTGAATCAAAAAAAGTAACCTTTACTGCTTTCAATGATAGAAACGGAATGCGTTTTTATCAAATACCAAATGGTACATATGGTTCTAAAGTACACTGGGCGGTTTTAAGCGAGGGAAACGTAGGTACTACAAACTGGTTGCCATCTACAAATGAAGAATTTGTAGGTGGTCAAAACCTTGTATTAAATTCCGGAATATGTATTAGTTCTTACGCAATGTTTGGTATGTCTAAATCGTATTACGAGCTGAGAGGGAAAACCGTTTGTATTTCATTTGATTATGAATATAGTAATCTTGTATTAGGAGGTAACAATCGTTTCGGACTTGAAACGGAAGTGCCAACGGGAGGCGGAACGGCTTATTTCGGTGCGTGGATTTATTTAGATTCAACTTCCCCGACATCGGGAAGCGGTAGAAGAACGTATGTTTATAACCTTAGTGATGATATTGAAGATAACGGATTGAAACACATTCAAGCGCATGTACAAGTTGGTGAGGGAACTGTTGTTAAAATGTGTAATTTTCAAGTAGAGATAGGATATACTCCAACTGAATGGAAGCCCGCACCTGAAGATACGTTAAACGAGTCCATTAAATATACCGATACTCAAATTTTGGCGGTTGATGGCAAGATCGAATTAACGGTAAAGACTAAGGTAGAAAACCTTGGAATAGGAGCAAATAACCTTTTCAGTTATACAAGTTCTGATCTTAATAATTTAGGTGATAGCTATGTTGCGGTAGAAAAGATTAACGATATTCACGGTTTTAAGGTAACAGGTGAGAACCATGGTATAAATACTGTTAGAATACCAAATATAATACCTCCTATTCCGGGTAAATATACTGTATCCGGATGGATAAAAGGCTCTCAAAGCACAACGCCTGGTATAACTATTGATGTTTGTGATTCCGATTCTTACCGTGTTTTAGCCACACCCGACAACAATTGGAGTTATTTCAAGCATACATTTGACGTTTCAAAAAATACAGAAGATCAAAAGGATATATACAATTTTGTCGATTTGGGTGATATTAGTTGGGCTTATATATGGGTTAAAGATTTCAAAGTTGAATCGGGAGAGATTGCTACTGCATGGAGTCCAAATATACAAGACGGTGTTTATAAAGGGGCTGAGTATACTAACCAACAAATAAGCATTGTTGAGGGTAAAATAACATCTTCCGTAGAGAAAGTTAACGAAGTTGACGGCAAAGTAACTGGTCTTGCGTCACGGGTAACTCAGACAGAAAGTAGTATTAATTCTGTGGTAGGTGACATTAACATATTGAATAATACCACCGAAAGGAAGATAACAAAACAAATAGACTTAACAGGGTGGGATAACAATAAATTCTATCCGTTAGTTATCGGACTTAACGTGAATTATAAGAACAAAATAACGATAGATCGTCCTTTAAATGGTGCTTACGGTACTCCTTCATACGGTACGCATGAAGGTGGTTTTTCTATGGGATTAACATTTGAAATGTCCGGTAGTGGCTGGGGTGCTTCCGCTGTGGTTACGAATATATTTGATTATTATAAGGCATGGACTGCCGCAGGTGCAAAAATCGTGGTAGATTTAGGTCAGATTACTGAATGTTCTGCATGTGTTCTGGGTATTCGAGGTGGGTCTAAGTATGATGTAACGTTACAAAATGCAACTGACCCTAATAGAATTAATGTGTTTAATAATGATTACACTGGCCCATTCGGACAAGTGTTCCCGGTTCGCACAGATGGTACTGAACCCGTCCGCACATACGGATACTATACCGAAATAAAGCAGACGCAGGAAAGCATAGCTTTAACTGCAAACAAAG